CAGCAGTTTCTTCCACCTCTTCAGCAGCCTCTTCTGCTTTCTTAGTAGCTTTCTTTACCACTTCATCAGTGATGAAGATTGAACCTGCTGAATTAAAGCCTGTCAAGAGTCCTTTAACAAACTCTTGATCAGGTTCATAGCCTTTGCGTGGAAACACATCATCAATTTTATATTCATGTTGTTCTGCGTCACGCATGTCCTTGAATGGACGGATTACTGTATAGGTCATGTGATACCTCCTTAGCTTACAGCGTCAGTGTATGTTCCAAATACACCAGCATCTTCATCTGTTTTCTTGATGTCAAAACGTAAGTAAGAAGCAAGATTCTTACCATAGCGATGATTATCTTCCCAGTTGACACTTAACTGCATGCGGTCAAACAATGTAAGGAAGTATTCAACATCTCCGATGAAATATTTCATTTCTCCTTCTTGACCTAATAGGGTATCATCGACAGGATAGATTGTTTTCCCAGAGAATGAATAACCTGTTGGAGAAGTGATGTCAGGTTGAAGCATATAACGTCCGGTTTTATCTTTTACTTTGTCCAAAGCGTTGAACATAGAGTCAGTAACAACAAGAGACTTTTTATAAACAGATGAAATCTTGGTGTTCAAAATGTCCTTGAGTCCATCGTATCCGCTAGCATTTACAGCTTTAGCAGTTTTCAAAACGTCTGCAACAATAGCCAATTTGGTTTGTTCATCTTGATCTTGAATATCATCTTGCATGATACCAATTAGATCATATTGAGCATCATCAATCGCTTCACGAGAAAGAGGAATTTCACCACGATATGTTTTAATTTTGTAATCAACTTCTGTGATTTTTGTTTTTCCTAACTCTGGATTTTCTTCAAGTTCTCCAACTTCGGTCATTTTGCGATTTGATTTCTTGGTTACTGGATAAGAACCAGATCCACTTGTTACTTTTACGACATGTACAATGTTAAGTAATGGATTTTGTCGTTCTGGTGTTTTTTGTGGTTGCAATACTTCTTTAGGAATGATGGCTCCTACATCAGTAGTCTTGACACCATCACGTTTTTGACCCAATGAGCGAATGTATGAGATGACTGCTTCACGTTTTTCCAATTTTTTTCCTCCACGCTGGTCCCCATCTTTGAATGTTGGGGCTTTCCGATTTTGTTCATCAACTTGTTTTTGAAGCTCTTCAATTTCTTCTTCAAGTTTTGCTTTTTCTGCTTGTTTTTCTTCCAATTCTTTTTGGATGTCTTCAAGGCTCTTTTCAACCGTTGAAACTTCTTCTTCAGTTTCAGCACGGTCCAGTTTTTCTGCTTCAATTGCAGAACGGTTGTTCAATTCTTCAATTGCTTCTTCCAATTCAACAACCTTATTTGCTTTTGTGCGCATACGTGCGCCCATAATCAATGCTTTGTTCATAGATTGTATTTCTCCTTAATTTTCATTTTGCGTTCATTTAACGCTTCACTGTTAGCACGTTTCAGACATTCAAAGTCTTTCTTCCGTGCAGCAATTTCAGTTTGTGGATAGGCCGGGAATGTGCAAGGGCTGACCTCAAAAATTTCAAGCTCTAGCACGGTATCAAGATAGGAACCATCTTCACGCTCAATAGTGTCTACCTTAATAGGCATGAATCCAAAACTGCATCCAACAATATCCCCACGCTGGACACGAGCATAGGCTCCCATAGCGTCTGGATCATTTCTGTTGATGATAATGTCACCATAAAGGCCTTTGTCATCAACTTTGAGACTCACTGTGCTGTTCCCTGTGCGTCCTAAAACTAGGTTATGATCATGATTGAATAATGCACGGATATCAGCATTCTTGATGGCTTCTTCCACTCCTGCACGTTTGATCACTTCAAAATAGCCTGGCCACAGCTCAGTTTCTTCATCAAACCGGATGAAGTAGCCACTCAGGATCAAGTCACCAGATTCTTGCTCTTCTCGTGTCTCAAATTGAGTAGCAATGTATGAATTACGTTTCTTCACTGGCATTTCCTCCTTCCTTGTTTAGTTTGCTCTGATTGCCTAACTCGCCTTGTGGCAGATAGTTTTCAAGAACAATAATTTCATCCATTTCAGGATCTGGAGTCATACCAACCCAATCTCTCCACTCATTTCTACGCATTGCAGCGCTGTTTGTCATCTGTTGAGCAACTGTTGAAAGCTCTGTGATGTCGTATGAGTACAATGAGCGTGGATTGAATTTGAAGTAGCGTGTGGTTGAAGTCAGTAGGTCTCTTGTGAGTGTCTGAGTGATCGTTGTTGCGATGCTCATGATGGTTGTATTCACAAAGTTGTTGTATTCTTCTTTGTTGAAATCTCCCACACCTAACACAAAAGCCGGAACTCCTAACATCCCAGCTACTGTTTTCTTATCAATTTCTACTGACTCATTCAATGCAATGTCATTCAGACTTAATGGCTTCACTTGTTCCACTTCCATCAGGGCATCAGGAACAATCCAAGGTTCACCAGACTGGCTTGTTGTCAAGTATTTCTTAGCGATTTTTTCCCGACCTTCTACAGTCCCAAGTTCCTCACTTGATGAATCGACCTTCACAATAAGGCTAGGAACGTTCTTTCCGTTCATGAAGCCCTTCTTGGTCTGTGTGGCCATGTTCAAATTTCGGACAATGTCTTTCAAGGCCAATCTAAAACCGGTCCCAATATAAGGCCGGTCTGGATCAGGATTGATGGCAAAGTGGACCACTTCATCTGGATTGAAATCAGTGTCCCTGAAGTGGATCATGTATGTTAGATCATTACTCTTGAATGACACTTCTGACATTGGAAACGGTCTGAGATTGCTGATGTAGTCAGTCATTGGATCATATTCCACATGTAGCACAGAATTTCCGTCACCAAACAGGAGCAAGTCCCTGACGATCTTGAAAATCCATGATTTTCGTGTCATGTGATCACAAGGGTTGATGTCAATCTTACGGGCCAACCCGTCCTTGATTCGTACATCACCGGATTCTGTATTTTCCATGAGCTGAATAGTCATGTTTGAAACCATGTCAGCAATTTTATTGACTGCCATGATCACATCTGGATTCCTTGCTAGTGGAATATAGCCATCTCCATCATACATGATGCCCAGATCTGAATTCCCAAAGCTTGTGAACATCGTTTGAGACTTGCCACGCTTGAATAATTTGTCAAAGATTCCCATTTTTCTCACCTCCTTTCTATCTAATCAAAGTAAGCCATCACATTCTTATTCTTACCAAGGTTAGCAAGCGCCTGAATACAAGCGAAAACACTCGCATCAAACAAGTCAATTCTTGCTGTACCGCCATCCCCGTCTAATTTCTCATACTGGACAGCATCATCTACTTTCTCGATGGCTCTGACATTGCTGACACAGTATTCATAAGCATCCGAATGTACATAATAAAATTCTTTATTCTTCACTTTCAATTCAATTCTTCTGAATCCCTCTGATTTCAAATAGAATAGCTGAGGTTGGTCAATCATTTTGAATTTGGCTTGTTTCATTTTGAGCATGAACTCTCTACCAAATTTCCTATCCATACCGACAGCAGCAATTTTGAAGCCTTTCTGTCGCATTTCTATGAACCATTTAACAATGTCATCATAGAGAACGGTTGGAGTGTTGCTCATTGTCAGCCATCCATCTGATTGCCATCCAAATAGTGGGATGCCATCATCATTGGCTTTCTTCTGAGCATTGACACGAGGGAAGAAAGCGTGTGTGATACAGATATCAACATCTTTTTCACCATCGTTGTATACACCATAAAGAGCAGCAGCGGTCAAGTCATGCAGTCTTGAAAGGTCAGCTCCTCCATACCAGCGAATAGGAAGCCTTGCAAGCTCCTCAATGGTCCAATCATAACAGTCATCACTAGCAATGAACTCATCTGGATTGAAATAAGCGTTCATTGAGTTAGTGAAAACATTCAATGTCTTATTGAAGAACTCATTTCTGGTCTGTGGATCATTCAAGGCCTGTTCTGCTTCTTCTTTGAGGGCCTTGAGTGAGACAGTCACACCCCATGAAGGATTGGCCATCTTCAACACATTCTCATCCAAGTAGTCTCCCACATCTCCATCTGTTGCCTGATTGGCTTTGCAGATGAAAATGAAGAATGAATCATCTTTGACCAACTCTTTCAGGACCTTCTGACAATATTTCAGACGGTTAGCAAGGAAGCCTGTTGGAATGTCCCCTGCTGTAGAGATAACAAAAAGCATACTGTTCCGGTATGCTGACATTGTTTTCTTCATAAGACCGTATTTCTTGGAATTTCTCATTGTATGGGCTTCATCTAGGATGATGACATTACCATTGAGAGAGTCAAGCCTGCTTTCATCATTGGCCAGTGCTTGGATAAAGAATGAACCCTCCTCGCCAAAATTGGCAGTGATTGAGTGTTCTTGGTTGTTATCTTTGATACGGATGTTCTTGTCATTCCATCGCTCAACATTGAACCTCAAGAATCCAAAGGCTTCCAAGGCTTGCTTGACAGAATTGGCTACAATATAGCATTTTGAACCGCTATCTGTATCAAGAATCTGATAGGCCAGAGCGATTGCAGCCGTGAAGGAAGTTTTGCCATTCTTTCTGGCAAGCATGATCAAGGCTTCTTTGAAGCGTCTTTCATTTGTTCCCTTGATATAGAAGCCAAAGAGATTGACTACAACAAAATGTTGCCACGGTTGCAAAAGTAATGGCTTATTACGGATAGAGACCGCAAACATATCATCACCCTGCTGATGGACAATTGTATGTTCAATGAAATGAACGACAAAATCAACCATGTCTTCATCCATCTCAAACTCTGGATTATCCAAGTCTCTCAGGAAGCGTGATGCTGCCAAAATGTTCTCTTCACAATGCTCTTCCTGATGGTCCAGAACGTGTTGAGCGTATTCTTTGGCTTTCTCCACGTTACCCATCAGATTTCACCCGTTTCTTCTTGATTTGGTCCTTGAATTTTAGAACCTCAGTAAGAACTGATCTATTATCTTGCTCTACCACTTCACCCAATGACTTAGGATTCATCATCAATTGGTTTGAATAGCTGAGTATATCTTTTCGTAGAATTTCCATTGCTGTTAGGATGGGGACCTTACGTTCATTCTCAGCTCCTGCCTTGTTAACGTAGACATCTGTGACAGGATAGCCCATATCAGCATAGTCCTGAGCAAGTTTCTGATACTGAAATAACATTCCTGAAAAGATGTCAATGATCATGTCGAATTCTTTGCGATAAGTCCCAAGCTCTTTCATCTGTTTTATGACTTTTGACTTGATAGATTTAGCTGTGACTGGTTTTGCCAAAAACTAGGCCTCCTTCCCAAAATCCCTTTAGTTTTTATCCCCTTTTTGTCTGGAGGCCTCCGACTTGGAAAAAGTTCCCTTCACCGGTTCCCAGACGCTCGAAAAAATTTTTTTTCGATGGGGGGGATAATCGAAAAAATCAAAAATTGAAAAAATGAAAAATTTGATTTTTACAAAATTTCGTTTTTTCGATTTTTGTAAAAATTCAAAAATTCCTTTTTTCGTTTCTTTTGCCAAAAAATTCCTTGACCAATAACTTTATCATTGGTTCTGTCATGAAAAGTATTGTGTCGCTTGTTAGTGAGAGGCAAGCAATTCCATTCTTGGAATTCTAGTTCCGGATATTCAGACACTGGAAAAATATGATGAACCATTTCGGCCGGTTCTGATATTCCGTATCTCAAACTTTCCTGACAAAGATAATTATGTTTTCTTAAAATCTTATCTCTGAACTTCTCCCACTTCTTTGTCTTCAAAGAAGGTCTGACAATTTTGTTATACATATAATCCTCCTCACACAAAAAGGACAGACCAAATTGATTGGCTGTCCCTCTCATACTTGAAAGCTATGCTATCATAATATTTTATTTTATGTGAGAAAACAAGAGTTTATTTTCTCATCTTTTAATCTGTCTTAAAATTATCACCAATCTTAAAATGTTCAAAATCTTTTTTGCTCACCTTGAAATCTTCCTCGATGGTTTTGTTTCCTGATTTTCCTTTAACGGTTATAAAATATTTTCTATCGGTTTTCATTGGAACTAGCACTGTTGTCTTTCCGGATGAAATTGGCATCAACACCATTGTTGGTTCTTCAATATATTTATCAATGATGGTTCCACTTGAAATCTCATGGCATGATGCTAGTAATATTCCGAAAGCTAAAATACATAAAATTTTAAAATATCGCATCACTCTACTTCTTTCACATCTTTTTTTTCAAATGGTGTACCTTCCCAGCGTACAAGGATTCCTGAAACGGTTGTGCAGAATGTTTCATCTTTACAAATGGAATATCCTACAATCTCATATTTCAAACCCGGATTATTCTTGATGTCCATGTTCAATTCATTTACTGCACTTTTTAATAATGGAATATCTATATATTCCTTTATCGTCATACTGTTGTTCATTTCTCTTCCTCAACTTCCTTCGGTCTCAATCCTATAAAATGATATTCCAGCGTTGGGTTCTCGAAAATGTTCCCAATGATTTCAGCTTTATCCAATACATCTGGTTCATAAGGTGAAATACAATCTGGGTCCATGACATTTAGACATTCAAGATAGAAACCATTTCCAGAGAGTACTTCCTTTTCTTCATAGTAGCGATACTTCCCAAAGCGGACAATAGCTTTTACAAAATCAATTTGAAGGACATCCCCTACAAATATTTCTCTGCCCTCTTTGTCATAAGTGCGTGTTGACTGAGTAATGTATTTCAAATCTTCGAAGTGCTTCCATCCACTGCCCTCATAGTAGACTACTGGACAATTACGGTTTTCATCGTTTTGATCACAATTGCCTACCATGACTCTATAAAACATTTTTTGTTTTTCTTCGTCCCATGCTCTAAATTTTGTATTCATTCCGTTACCTCCTCAATCTCAATTCCTGGGCAATCAAACACCCAACCCAATCCAAGCCCTTCAAGTTGTTTGCGTGTAAATCGAGTAGCTAAATCTCCTAAAGAAAAGAATGTTTTCTCGTACATATTATTATAAAATAGCGGTTGCTTTGTTGCACTCATCTTCACTATATACCGTTTCTCTTTCTCAACTGTGTAGCCATTGATCCAAGCGGCAGCAAGCGTTTCTTGATTACGTTCGTGATAAACCCATCTCAGAAGTTCTTCATCTTCTTCGTCTTCTATACACTTAAATAAATCTTGAAAATCCCAATCATTCTCTATGGCATATTTAATATAATCCGCCACAAACTGCGGGACTGGGACTTCCTGTGGTTTGTCTAGTTGTTCTATAGATTCCAATATCCAATTTCTATTTACTGTGACTATATCTGCTATAGGACCTTCTGAATAAGGCAGCTCCGAAATACGTTTTATCAACTCTTGTTTATTCATTCTTCCATCTCCTTTGGTGGTTTTGGATAACTCATCCAGAATACTGTATCTTCATAAGTGTTTTCAAATCCAACACCGTTCCCAAAATCAATCCAGATGTCAGTGGTTATCTCTTGGGTCTTTGGATTGTATACAAGAACTTCCTCGTCAATTTCTGGAGTTTTACCATCCCAAACAAAATCAAATCCATCCCCAAATATTTCTTTATCGTCTTCATAGATATCTCTGGTTGTCAATTTATTCCATTCATAAAGTGCCACAGTTATATCTGATGTTCTTTTTGCAGTAGCCATTTTTCACCCTCACTTTCACATATCTTATATTTTGTTAAGCTCGCCTTATTTCTGAAATCCTTTCAGGATATGGGTTTCATTCGTTTCTCTCTTCTTAGCTTATGCTCAACTCATTATGTTAATGTCAAAAATATAAAAATTAAATAACAAAGTTTCTCAAGGCATCATCTAGTTCAGCTTGTTCAATTCCAATATATCTCAGCGTTATGGCTGGAGATGAATGATTGAACATCTTTTGTAGTGTGCCTACATCCTTTGTTTTGTTGTAGTATTTATATCCAAATGTTTTGCGCATCGTGTGCGTTCCCACGTTGTCAATGCCCAATTCTTCAGCTGCTTCATGGATGATCTGGTAGGCTCGTTCACGAGTGATGGCCTTATTTCCTCCTTGCCTGCTCTTGAATAAGAAATGATGGAATGGCTTCCCTTCAACATACTTCCTCATTTCTCGTTTCAGTTCTTTTGTCATCCTACGAGAGATCTGCTTGCCAGTCTTTCTCTCTCGTAGTTTGATGTGCCATCCCTGAACATCTTTGACTTTTAGTGTGAGGATATCACCAACACGCAAGCCTGTATTGAGACCAGTTATGAATAGCATGTAATACATTTCATTCCATTCCCTCAGATAGTCTTTCATCGCTTGAATGTCATCCGTGTCTTTAATGGGTGAGACCTCTTCCATACGGTTCCCCCTCTCTATATTAAAATTGATTTTTATAAGGAATTGGGAGTACAGGAATCGAACCTGCAACCAATTGATTAAAAGTCAATCGCTCTACCATTTGAGCTAACTCCCTAACCACTATTAGGAGACCCTCTCATCCATGATGTGGTTATCATGAACAAGATTATAGTATTTTATTTTGTGTGAGAATACAATGACTTATATTCTCAATTTATAGTACACCTTTCATTCTGGCATACGTTTCCAAGATGCCAGCACGCTTCCTGTAAATCGTGGCATTGCTGACAAATTGCTTTTCTGCAATTTCTTCCCAATCAAGATTTGCTTGTCCCCATCTTAGGTAGAAGATGTCAAGCTGTTCTCCTGTCAGTTGCTTCTTAAAGGATTCAACAGTCTCTTTGAACAGCTCAAGATTCTTCAGAGTCACATCAGTAGCAAATTTCATCACTGTGTTTTCCGTTGGTTTGCTGATGCCAGACTTACCACTGCCAATTAGATCATCACCGTTCTTTGCCATCAATTCTGCTTTGCGTGTCCAGATTGCCCGGTCAATTCCACGAAAATTGAATAATTCTTGGTCAAGATTAAACAATTCTCTGTTATTTAATTTCTTCATTCGGTAACCTCTCTTTGATAGATTTCTACTATTCCTTTCCCTTTTAGTCTTTCACAGTGAGCAAGAGCTTCATGTCTTGTCTCGAATTCAGCTTCAGTGTATTCAGCTAAATGTTTAGGATCAATCCAGCTTGAATGACCGTGATATTTTCTTACAACATACATCTTCATTTCTTTCTCCTGGTTTTAAAAGCTATCACGCTAGCCCAGATCAGACCAGAGAGCCAGACTGCTGCAAATAATAAATAGATAAAGTTTTGTAAGTCCATTAATACCCCTTCAAAGCTTCTCTCAATTTTCTATTTCCTTTTTTGGAAAGCTCAAAACTGACTGTTATTTCCTTATTCGTTAGAGTTATACCATCACTAGATAGGACACTGGCATCAATAACTCCTGCTTCCATAACCATACTGTCTGGATCAAAATCTTCAACTGTTGGAGAAAGTATTGACCATTTCTTACCACCAGCCGTTTTTATTTTTAATCCTAAAAGACGGCCATTGTAATATCCACGATACTTCCTAATCAATCGTTTTCTTGTTTTATTCAGTGACATCACTCCACCTCCAACAATTCGGGATTTTCGTAGATGTTGCCGATGATTTCAAATGGATAAGTATTGTCTTCAACCAATTCAGCCAAGAGATCCTTCTCGTTGTATTTTTTCGACTCAAACATAAATAAAGCATGTTTGCTATCCCAATAAATATTTAAGTTCACAATCTCTTCATCGGTATCAACGCCAAGTATATCCCCCTCAAAGATTTCCTTGCCATTCTTATCATACAGGCCTGTTGATTGCATGAGGATAGCATTTTGAAACTTAATAAGTCTCGATACACCTACTTCATCTTTATATTGAGCCACTTCTCTATCAAAATATAATCCATCAACACTATGCAATCTTGATATGATTTCATTCCACATCCTATACTTTGGAATCATCCTTCCACCTCTTTTACTTCCATTTCTGGGCAATCGAACACCCAGCCAAAACCAGCTTCTTCTAGTTCTTTGCGAGTGTGGTGTCCTCTTTGATGATCTATTTCATAGATCGAAGAGAAAAACCACGTTTTGTTTCTCTTTTCAAAAATTAGGCAATTATTAAAATACACACCTTTAACCCTTACAAAATACCGCTTCTCTTTCTCGACTGTGTAGCCGTCAATCCAAGCGCGAGCGAAGAGTTCTTGGTTCTCCAAGCTTTCAACAATCCAATCATAGACTTTTTTGCCGCTTAATCGTCCTGGATCATAGAGTGCATATCCTAAAGCAATTCCATTGGTTTTACAATGCTTAATCCAATCAGCCACAATCTGTGGAATAATGGTTTCAGCACGTTCCACGGCACTATCAAACTTCCCTTGCTCATAACCATCCTTATATTTCAAAGTTCCGTAATCACTGCAAAGCTCATTCAAAATTTCGTTGATCCATTCCTTTTGAGTGCCAAGGTCAAAGCCTTTAATTCGTGCGATAACATCTTTTAGTTTAATTTTATTTTTATTGACCATTTGGTCCGCACTTACAACAAACTCTCCCGGCACTTCTACTCTTTCTCCACCATCAAGAACCACATTAATTCGTGGCAGATCATCTGTCGAACAAGTAAACCCGTCAAAGCTACCATACAATAAAACTCTATCCCATGTTTCCATCAGTCAAATCCTCCTCCTTAACAAACGATCCATCAATCCATCTACCTTTCCGATCTTTGATTTCGTTATAGGCTCCAGTGAAACATTCTAGAAATTCATAACCTAATATATTGCTGATTGATTTCAAGTAAGCAACAATGCGCACAAGGTTATGACGACACATTTTTTTACTTGCTAAATCTTGAGATAGCTGAAACTCTGAAATGTTAGCATTTAGCAATTTGAAACAGTCCATTGCTTCTTTTCGTCTAATATTATTAGCCTCTTCAAAGATGCTCTGTACATCCTCTTTGATCAGCAATGCTAAACCTACAACTACTACAGCACAATCACCAATGCTGTCTTTTGTTAGTGCTTCATTCTTTTTCAAGAATCCTGCACATAACTCACCAAATTCCTCACTTAATTTCAATGACTGCTTATCTAGCCGGCCCCCGTTTTCTAGATCTCGATCAATAAACCATTTTTTTACTTTGTTTAAAATTAAATTTTCCATTTTTACCTCTTTCTATTTTTTTATGAGTTTTAAATTACCAGTTTCTTTGCCTCTTCTATTTAGATCTGCATAGAATTTCAATAGCAATTTATCTTTCCCTGTGATTTTGCTTAATTTCTTTAATGAACCAGTACATAAATAGCGCCCGTTTTCATAGAGCTTATAATCAGCCAACTCATCCGCATCACCCATGAGAGAGTTCTCTCTGATTTGAAAATATTGGCAAATCAGTTGTATGTGATGTTCGTGTACTTTTATTTTGCCAGTTAATAGACTGCTTATTGTATTCATTGAGTAGCCTATTTCTTCGGATAATTTTCTAGCTGTTAAGTTACGGCTTTTCATTAAGAGCCTGAGTTGCTCTTTAAAATGTTCTATCTGATTTTTGGTGTAGCCTGCCATGATACATTACAACTCCTTATTCAATTTCTACTGGATAGAATGTACCGAATGACTTTCTTAAAGCATTTCCTACCTGTATAGCAACCCCACGAGATACGAACTTCATGGCTTTAGTTTCATCAGAAAATGAAACATCTAAGCCAGTTGCCCCAACCACTACAGATTTTATAAATGGTTTTGCTTGTTTTGATCCATGTTTTAAAATAAACATTACTTACCATCCTTTTCTAATTTCTGTAGCATTTTATTTTTCGCTTCCTCCAAAGCTTTTTTCTCTTGATCACTTGTTTGATTGGTGTAATTTGGTTTTGACCATTCTGGAACATTTGATTGTTGCTTTGTTGGTTGTCCTTTTGTTTTACTTTCCTGAAACTTCCGTTCTCGTTCGTTTACTGCTGCAATTGATAATAATCCATCATTTTTCCAATTTTGTAAAATAGCTCTAATATAGCTGAAATTTCTTTTACCATTGTCAGCGGCTAAACTGATAGCTTTTAAAACTACATCTGGTTCCATACCATCCAGAGTGATGAATTCTTTTAAAGTTTCAAATTGGATTCCATCAATTGGTGAAATACGAGACTGATATTCATCTACGATGATTTTGAGCGTATTTTTCTCTAAATCTTTCTCTATATCTATCTCTATTTCTTTCTCTATCTCTA